GGCTATAGGAATTTGTTTTAAATGTCGCTGCAAATCGAACAACTCGCACTGCGTTGCAGCGACTGTGGCATGTTGATGGAAATCCCGATGAGGTTTCATCGCTTAGCGGACGAACTTTTAGAGTTTTGTCAGAACGAGGAAGAAACCCACTCGATCATTTGTAAACCTACGGTCCTGCCGGCGACCGCGATGACGGGATGTATTCCCAGTGTCGAAAAGGTAGAAACTACCAGCCGGTAAAAGCTTACAAGCTGCACCAGCGTTGGGGCCGAGCGACCCTAGCCACGGGTCGCCACCACGCAATTTCGAGGATTCATGACCACAGCGAAAACAGTAAGGCAAACAGCGCCTGAACCAGTCATCAGCGCACCCAACACTGGTTCGCCTGTAACGCCGTTCAGCGTTGCACAAGCAACGTTGGCATCGCTGCAACGCATCGAAGCGTTGCTACTGCGTGACCTCGCACGTACTGGCACGCAGCGTTATGAAACACGCGACGTGAAGACGACAAAAGCAGACGCTAAATAAGATGCCACCGCAGGCGCCAAAACCGTGTCAGGCGCCAATGTGTCCGGCACTGACGCATGAGAAGTTCTGCCCTGCACATAAGACAGCTTGGAGCAGACCTTCATCGAGCAAGAGAGGTTACGGATACAAGCACAGAATGTGGCGGCTTGAAATACTCAGCAGAAAACCGCTCTGTCAACGCTGTCTTGCACTCGGACTCGTTATTTTGGGTACAGAAATCCATCACACTTTCAAAGTGTTGCAATACCCACACTTACAATTTGACGAGTCGCTGATAGAAATTTTGTGTAAAGCGTGTCATGCACGTGAAACAGTATTGGGGCGCTGACGATCAGCCCATCAATTAAGTAATGCGAATCGTCAACAGGGATGCCCCTATCCAAACATTTCAGGATTGATCGGCTTCTCGACCCCAACTCAACTTTTTCGGTCGCGATATGAACTGTCGGGGTATTTATGAAGCTCTCTGAACTCAAACCCGACGTCAGAAACGCCCGAAAGCGTAACAAGAGAGCAAGCTCGACCATAGAGCACAGCCTCAAGACCCTGGGAGCCGGTCGGTCGATAGTAATCGACAAACACGGAGCCATCATTGCCGGGAACGGCGTAGTCGAGAACGCAGCCAAGGCAGGTATCACCGATATTGAAGTCATACAGTCGGATGGCAGTCGCATCATTGCTGTTCAGCGAGTTGACCTCGACTTGAACACGGACGCGAAAGCCAGAGAACTTGCAGTCGCAGATAACAGGTCCGCAGAGCTTGCCGAGTGGAACCCGGAAATTCTATCGGAGCTTTCCGGAGAAATTGACCTTCAGCCTTATTTCACGGCGGTCGAGCTACAGAGACTCAAGGTGCTCCCCGTAGACGATCCTGCTGCTACCGACCAGTCGGGAACGCTCGGGGACGCCTACAGCGTTCTGGTGACGTGCAGCGACGAAGCCAGCCAGCTTGCCCTATTGCAGCGGCTGACGAACGAAGGATACGAATGCCGGTCTCTCATTGCCTGAGAGGCAGCTAGGAAAGCATCCAGTGAAATTTGATTGCGTAGTCTCGTCCCCCGTGACTCGAACACCCCGAGTAATGCAAATGGAGGGTCTGTTTGAGATTCCTCCGACGCAGAAGTCGGAACTCCGATGGACTGGGGAAATCCCGATTGAGTCCCGGCCATGGAACATCGGGATGATCGTCGGCCCGTCAGGCTCCGGGAAGTCAACGCTTGCACGTGAAATGTTCGGAAAGCAACTCATCAGTCAGCACGAGTGGAGCCTGGATAAATCCATCGTGGATGACTTTCCCGTGAGCATGGGCATCAAGCAGATTACTGCCCTGCTGTCACAGGTGGGATTCAGTTCTCCGCCCTCGTGGCTTCGCCCCTTTCGCTGTCTGTCGAACGGGGAGCAGTTCAGAGTCACACTCGCTCGGGCGATGGCTGAGAACTCAGACCTGTTTGTTATAGACGAGTTCACATCCGTTGTTGACCGCACGGTTGCGCAGATCGGCAGCGCGGCACTGGCGAAGGCAATTAGACAATCTGACCGCCGCATGATTGCAGTCGGCGTACATTACGACGTGGTTGAGTGGCTTCAACCGGACTGGATATATGAGCCGCACGTAAATCAGTTTCAGTGGAGGCAGCTTCGATGTCGTCCATCCATCGAACTGGAAATCATCAGATGTGATAAAGCGGCTTGGAAGTTATTCCACAAGCATCACTATTTAGACACGAACCTTCACGCAGCGTCGAAGTGTTTCATCGCGTTGTATCAAGGTCAGCCCGTCGCGTTTACTGCGGTGCTTTACTTCCCTCACGCGATAGCCCCACGCTGGCGGGAACATCGCACCGTATGTTTACCAGACTTTCAGGGCGTCGGAATTGGAAACGCATTGAGTGACTACGTTGCGTCATTGATGAAAGCGAAGGGCATTCCATATAGCTCAGTCACCGCGAATCCAGCGATGATTCGGCACCGCGCCAAATCAAAGCACTGGAACATGCGGGATAAGCCGAAGCTTCATAGGGCAATCGGCAAGACCAGCACGATTAAAGGGAACCAGAAGACAGCCACCAATCGACTCACCGCATCCTTCGACTTCGTTGGTGCCGCACGAGTCGAGGACGCAACAAAGTTTGGACTCATATATGGCAGGCAGACGCCCAAAACCGTTGGGCTTTCTCAGTATTAGATAGCAAAGACATAAGACATCTGAAGGGGTCAAGCGATACTACGCGACTCACTCGGTATCCCCGGAGACTCGTGAGAGGTTACGCGAAGCATCTCGCAGGGTTTGGTTGGAGCGAAAGCAGGAATCATCATGGGTGTTGGCCGCAGACCAAAACCGACAGCACTGAGATTGCTCGGCGGTAACGCGGGGCATAGACCCATCAACGTTTCTGAGCCAAAGCCAACGGGTGTACCGACCTGTCCACGGCATCTTGACGACGACGCGAAGAAGGAATGGAAACGCATATCCGCCGAACTCGTTGCACTCAACCTGCTCACGAGTGTCGATAGAGCCGCTCTCGCAGGGTACTGTGCGAGTTGGTCTCGTTGGGTAGCGGCAGAGTTGCAGATTCAGAAATTCGGCACCGTGATTAAGGCGGGGAAATCGGGCTATCCGATTCCGAGTCCCTACGTCGGGATTTCGAACACCGCGATGGATCACATGAGAAAGTTCTGCATCGAATTCGGCTTGACCCCGGCTTCTCGCTCTAAGGTGCATGGCAATTCTCAGCAGGGCGGGCTTACGGCTTCACCGTTCGCAAAGTTTGCAAAGTCCGCGTAATACGAAATGACAACTTACGGACTGCGGTTACACACCAGAGTTCCGCCAACGGTTGAGGGACGCGGCCATAAAGCAGAACGAACATAGTTCGAGACAAGCGAATGGCAGATTTAGTAAACAAATCATTTTATGAGCGTTGCACACAGTACGCCGTTGATGTTGTTGAGGGACGAAGACTTGCTTGTCACTGGGTGAAACTCGCAGCGGCTCGACACCTTGAAAACCTGAACCGATTGGATTTTGAGTATACATTTTCCGAGGAAGCGGTCAATAGAGCCTGCGCTTTTATTGAACTTCTGCCTCATGTGAAAGGTAGATGGGCAGCACGCCGCGAACTCATTCACCTGGAGGACTGGCAATGCTTCTATGTCGGTAACATTTTTGGTTGGTTGAGTAAAGAGGATGGCTTCCGACGATTCCGGGAAGCATATATCTGTGTGCCTCGCAAGAATGGCAAGTCACCTCTGGCTGCGGCCATCGCACTCTACTTTTTAGTTGCAGATGGTGAAGCTGGTGCGGAAATTATGGTTGGAGCCACGTCGTTAAAACAAGCGATGGAGGTTTTTAAGCCGGCAAAGTTGATGGTGCAACGAACCAAAGACTTGCAAACCGTACTCGGTGTTTCTGTCAATGCGTTGAGTTTGGTTGTAGAGTCCACCGGCTCATCCATGATTCCAGTTATTGGCAAACCCGGTGACGGGTCCAGCCCCTCGTTAGGCGTTTGCGATGAGTATTGGGAAAGCGACACCGCAGATTTATACGACACGCTTCGTACCGGAATGGTCGGACGAGAACAGCCGCTTCTTTTAACGATTACGAC